GCCGCGTGGTGCCCGGCGCCGAGCGCAAGGCCGTCGTCACGTATCAGGGCCAGCACGAGCGCCTGCGGCGCGAGCGCGGGCGTGCCAGCGAGCACCCGTGCGTCGACTGCGGCCAGCCCGCCGACGAGTGGTCGCTTGACCGCTACGAGGACGGGGACCTCATCGGCCCGCGCGGGCACTCGCTCGTGCGCTACTCGCTCGACTCCGAGCGCTACGTCGCTCGCTGCCGAGACCACCACCGAGCCCACGACGCCGAGCAGCGGCGCCTCACCGCCGAGACCGAGGCCGAGCAGATGCAGCGCATCAGGCGCGACCTCGCCGACTTCGTCGCCAACCACCCAACCTCCGGGAGCGCAGTCCCATGTCCTCAGCAGTCCGCATCCTGACGCCCGCGTTGATGTACGCCATCGCCCTCGCCGCCCTCGCTCTGATCGGAGCGCTCGCCTCGTGACTCTGCTCGACGCCATCGCTGCCGTCGCCGACCTCAGCGTCATCGGCGCCGCCATCACCGTGTGCATCCTCGTCGACCGGCGCAGGTGCAGGCACTGCCCGCCGGGACGGTGCACCCGATGACCCACCCGCTGGTGCACGACGTCTGGGTCGACAGGTGGCAGGACCAGCGCCGCCGCCTGTGGCTGCGCGTGGTGTCGTACGCCTACGCCAACGCCAACCAGCACGGGCACTGCGTGCTGACCCACGGGGAACTCGCACGCGCCCTCGACCGGGACTCCTCGCAGATCAGCAAGGCCATCGCCCAAGGCGTGGCCGAGGCGATGCTGCACCCCGTCTCGTCAGCCCGGTGCCTCGTGCTCGACGGTGCCGACCCGCTCGCACCGTGCCCGGCCCTGCACAAGGACGGGTGCTGATGACGTGGTCCGGTCGCAAGGTCACCCAAGCCCGGGCCAACCTCGCAGCACGTACCCAGTGGCCCACCCCATGCGGCCACTGCGGCAAGCCCGTCGAGGCCACCGACCGCTGGGTGTGCGGGCACATCGTCAGCCGCTGGGAGCGCCCCGACCTGATGTGGGAGCCCTCCAACCACCGGGTAGAGCACCGCGCCTGTAGCGACGCCAGCGCGCAGGCCGAGGTCATCGCCAAGGCACGCGCAGAGGGCGCTAAGGCGGTGTACAACGGCGGTTTTCCCCACACCACGACCCACGGGGAGCCGCCGCCCCCTCCCTTCTCTCTCCCCCGGGCCTCTGACGGCCCACCTGAGGCCCGCTCTGACCTCCTGTGGGCCCCGGAGACCCTTGAGCGCCCCGAGTGGCTCAGGCACCTCCTCCCGGTGCCGGAGAACGCCTCCCCGCCGTTGTGGATGAGCCCGCCGTCGGACGACGCGGTGTGCTCGTACGGCTGGGACGGGTGCACGCACACCGACGTCGACTCGGTGACGTGGATCGAGCGCGAGTTGCGGATCACGCTGCGCTGGTGGCAGCGGCTGGCGATCACCCGCCAGTTGGAGCACCGCGAGGACGGGTCGCTGTGTCACCGCGAGGTGATCGAGTCGGCGCCGCGCCGGGCGGGCAAGAGCCTGCGCATCAAGGGCCTCGTGCTGTGGCGGATGGAGCACGGCTACAGCCTGTTCGGAGAGCCGCAGACCATCGTGCACACCGGCTCCGACGCCGCCGTCTGCCGCAAGTTGCAGAAGGAAGCGTGGGTCTGGGCGATGCGCAAGCGGTGGACGGTCACCAAGGCCAACGGCAAGGAAGCGATCGAGAACGCGTGGGCCGAGTGGCTGGTGCGATCGCAGGACGGTGTCTACGGCTGGGACGTGATGCTCGGCCTCGTCGACGAGGGCTGGGACGTGAAGCCCGACACCGTCACCGAGGGCCTCGAACCGGCGACGTTGGAGCGGTCCTCTCCCCAACTGCACATGACGAGCACGGCACACCGCCGGGCCACGTCGCTGATGAAGGTCAAGATCAGCGACGCGCTCGCGACCGCCGACCCGAAGGTGCTGCTGCTGGTGTGGGCGGCGCCGTTCGGCTCCGACCCTGCCGACCCGGAGGTGTGGCGTGCGGCCTCCCCGCACTGGTCGGAGGACCGCCGCGAGTTGATCGCCCGCAAGTACACCGCTGCGGCTGCCGGGCAGGCCGACCCCGAGGCCGACGACCCCGACCCGATGGCGGGCTTCATGGCGCAGTACCTGAACATCTGGCGGCTGCGGGAGCGGGAGGCGCTGCGCGGCGACGCCGTCGTCGACCCGGGCGTGTGGGCCGAGCGCGTGGCCGAGCCGCCGTTCGTCAAGCCGGACGCGGTCGCGATCGAGGCGTGGTTCGACGCGGGCGTCAGCGTCGCCTTCGCGTGGCGGCTCGGAGATGTGTCGGTGGTCTCGTGTAGCGACCACCGCGACCTCGCGAGCGCCGCGCAGGCGGTGAAGGACTCCGGCTTCAAGGGCACCGCCACGGTCGGCGCGAGCCTGATGAAGGACCCGGCGCTGCGCGGCATCCGCCGCCGCAAGGGCGAGGGACGCACGATCGCCGCCGCGCAGGAACTGGCCCGGCTGCTGGCCAGCGACCTCGTGCGCCACGACGGCGCTGAGCACCTCACGGGGCAGGTGCTGGCGCTGCGGACGCTGCCGAGCGGTGACGGCCCGCGGCTGGTTTCCAACGAGCGCGCCGACGCCGTGAAGGCTGCGATGTGGGCCGTTTCCCGCAGCCGGACTGCCAGAAACGGCAGTCCGCTTGTCGTGTTTCGGCAAGCGGAGACCGCCAGCGCCTGATCGTTGCGAGCGTCCCGGCGTGCGACTCATCGGGCGGCGCCAGTCACGCGGGATGAACCCCGTCGTGGCTGGCGCCATCGCACAGATGCACGCCGAGCAGGAGTCCGGCCCGCGGTTCGCGGTCGACGAGGACTCGATCCCGGCGCAGGTGTTCGGCTTGGAGTCCTACACCGACTCGGTCGCCATCGCTCCGCGCATCGACCGCAAGCGGGCCATGCAGGTGCCCGCGGTGAAGCGCTGCCGGGACCTGATCTGCGTCTCCCTCGGCGGTCTCCCCCTGCACCTGTACGACGCCAGCGGGCGCCGCATCCCCTCATCGCTGTTCGAGCAGCCCGAGCCGGACATGCCGCGCAGCGTGACCATGACTCGGACCTTCGAGGACATGCTGTTCGAGAAGCGGGCGTGGTGGAGGGTCACCGCCCGCGACTGGCGCGACTGGCCGACCAGCGTGCGCCGCCTCGATCCGCGCAGCGTCGACGTGCGCCGCGACCAGAAGGTCTACGTGCGCCGCGACGGCTCCGCGCAGGGCACCGCGTGGGAGTGGGTCCCCGACCGGGACCTGATCCGCTTCGACAGCCCCACCGACGGCCTGCTGACCGCCGGTGCTCGCGCGATCCGCACGTGCCTGCTGTTGCAGGCCGCAGCCGCCCGCCACGCCGAGGGCGTGCCGATGACGGACTACTTCACCACCGAGGGCGACTTTGAGCCCGACGAGGACGAGGTCGAGGCGGCGATCGACCGCTTCCTCGAACGACGCCGCCAGCGCAGCACCGGCTTCGTCGGCGCCGGGATGAAGTACAACGTCGTCGACTGGGACCCCGAGAAGTTGCAGATGGCGGAGGCGCAGAACCACGCCGTCTCGGAGATTGCGCGGCTGTCCGGCGTCGACCCCGAGGAACTCGGCATCAGCACCACCTCGCGGACGTACCAGAACGGCGAGAGCCGCCGCCAGTTCCTCATCGACTTCACCCTCGCGGGCTACGGCAACGCGGTGCAGGACGTGCTCTCGATGGGGCACGTCACCCCGCGCGGCCAGTACGCCCGCTTCGACTTCGACGGCTTCCTGCGCCCCGACTTGAAGACCCGGTCCGAGGGCTACAAGGCCGCGCTCGAAGTCGGCGCCACCACCACCGAGCGCATCGCTGACGCCGAGGGCCTGCCCATCGAGGCCGTGGCCCCCGACAACGTGCGCGCGCTCCCCGCCCCGCCCGAGGAGGCCGTCAATGGCTGAGCGTCTCACCTTCGTCGACAGCCCCGCCTCGGCGCAGTTCAGCGTCGACGCGGAGACCCGCACCATCAAGGGCCTCGCGGTGCCGTTCGGCAACGTCGCGACCTCCGACGGGATGCAGTGGACCTTCACCAAGGGCTCGCTCACGTGGGGCAAGGTCCGCCTGCTCAACGGCCACGACTGGAATCAGGTGCTCGGTCTGGCCGACCTCGCCGAGACCGACGAGGGCCTCGTGATGACGGCCAAGGTCGCCAAGGGCGCCCGTGGCGACGAGGTGCTCGCGCTCGCCGAGATGGGCGCCATCGACGGCCTCTCGATCGGCCTCGGCGCCGACGTGAAGGCGACCGCGAAGGACGGCGTGCAGCACGTGCGCAGCGCCGTCGTGCGCGAGGTCAGCACCACCCCGATCCCGGCGTTCGAGCGCGCCGCGATTCGCAGCGTCGCGGCATCCGCCGCGCCTAACCGAGGAGAGAAGATGGACGACGAGACCAAGGTCGAGGAGACCGAGACCGAGACCGGTCCCGACTTCTCGGCCATCACCGAGGCGATCACCAAGGGCTTCGAGGGCCTCACGTCGGGCGAGCGCCCGGCTGTGGTCCCCGCCGGTGCGCCGACCTTCGAGGTGGACGAGGCCAGCCCGTACCGCTTCGACGGCGTCGCGGGCGAGCACGACTTCTCCTCCGACCTGATCGCCTACGGGCGCGACCGGGACTCGGAGGCCGGCGAGCGCGTGATGGCGTTCATGGCCGAGCAGTTCGCGCCGACCTTCGACGTGCAGACCGGCAACGTGACGCCGCTCAACCCGGCGCGTCAGCGGCCCGACATGTACGTCGACGAGCGCCGCTTCACCACGCCGCTGTACGACGCGCTCTACAAGGGCGCGATCAGCGACAACACCCCGTTCATCGTGCCGAAGTTCTCCTCGGCCTCGAACCTCGTCGACGACCACGTCGAGGGCGTCGAGCCGGACGAGGGCAACTTCGAGGCGACCAGCCAGACCATCACCCCGTCGGCGGTCTCGGGCAAGGTCCCGATCACCCGCGAGGTGTGGGATCAGGGCGGCAACCCGCAGGTCTCCGGCCTGATCTGGCGCAAGATGGTCGAGCACTACTACGCGGCTCTCGAAGCCAAGGCGTTCGCGCTGCTCAACGGCACCACGGTGCCCGCGGCGCAGGTGCACACCATCACCACCGGCGCGGCTGACGACGAACTCGTCAACGAGGTCGAGGACGTCATCATCGACCTCAACTTCATCGCGGGTGGCAACACCTTCGACTACGCCGG